CCGGGTGCGGTTACTATAAAAATTTCAAAATATGATTCTATTTTTACAGACCAACATACTATAATAACCGGGCAAAAAGACAATCCAATCAGTTGGATCCGTGGTTGGATTTCATATCATAGAGATATACACTGTATCAAACACTTTCTTATCTATAACAATAACAGTACAATTTATAGTATAGAACAACTTGACGAGTCGCTAACAGATTTAGGTGTTACAGTTAAACTTGTAGAGTGGGATGTTCCGCACGGACCGTTTGGTGTGGATTTTGGTGGCGGTAATTGGGTGTGGGATAGTGATTTTAGCTACCCAACAATGCTAGAACATGCAAAAAGAAAATATCTAACAGGTGCGAGATCAGCAAGCAATCTTTTTCCAGATGAGTTATTATTACTTAAAGACGGTAACTTAGACAATATAGTAGATTGCATGTTACAAGAAGGTGTAGCTGGTTATAGATTTAACGGCCCGTGGATAGAACCTTATGACATAGTAAACAATATTTCAGCAGATAAAATACCATTCAAAGACAGAAAATATATTGATTATTATTGTACAGATAGTAATAACCTTCAATCATTAGTAACAAAATATATTGTAATACCGAGACTAGCTATGGACGGCCAATGGGGTCCTCATAGTGTTAATGCACCTATGAGACATAATAATGATATATCTTATGGTCATTTTTTAGCAATGAATACCAACTGGAGTTGGAAAAGAGACGAATATACCAGAGATCCTATTAATTTAAAAGTGTTAGAAACTCTTAAAAGTAATTTAAGCAAAGTGAATTGGCAGTAACATGGCTGATAAATGCAACATTATAAAGTACCCAAAAATTTGGGGATTTAAAAGAGAACCCAGTAGACCTGTTGAATTACGTAAGGATTATTTTAATGGAATGAAATTTAATGAAAATTTTGACTGGGATAACTTATGGTACGATGCAGTACAAATTACCAACAACTATATATTTCTGGTCGGACCATGCTTGTATAATACCAAAGATCATATTATAGGTAATTGCAAATTTACAACCAATGACGGGGTTGATATAAAAATCTTAACTTGTATAGACTTAGAAAGAACTAGTATTACTGTTTTAGAACTTTTTGAGCCAGTAGATACAGTTATATTACAACCTAGCAATACATCTATAGCTGTAAACAAATATGATAATACTTTTGAAAATCATAAAGTTATAGTAACACTACAAAAGGACAATCCCATATCTTGGATAAGAGAGTGGATTGCATACCATAAAGCCAATGTCAGCATAAACGGAGTTTTGATATATGATAATGCTAGCACTGATTATACAGCTAGTGAACTAGAAAAAGAGTTAGCAAACACTGGTGTTAAAGTTAAAGTGGTAGAGTGGAATGTTCCTTATGGTCCTCAGGGTTTTGACTGTGATACATATAATACATTCGATAGTGATTATGCTCAGCATACCATGTTTGAACATGCTAAACGTCGTTACCTGACTAATGCTAAACTTGTAGTAAATGCAGATATTGATGAATTGTTAGTGATCAAGAATGGAAACTTAGACACAGTCTTTGATAATCTTGTAGTAGAAAATCTAGCAGGATACTTTTATAAAGCCAACTGGATTGAACCTTACGATCTTTTAAATAAAAAACCTGCTGCATCTATTGCTGCAAAAAATCGTACCTACAAGCATTATTGTTGTGTTGACACATCAAATACCATAGACGCTGGACAAAAATGGATGATGATTCCCGGTAGAGGTTTGTCATCACAATGGGGTACACACGAGTCAAATGCACCGATGCGACGTAATGACGATATCTATTACGGACATTACAAGCCGATTAATACAGCCTGGAGTAGAAATCGAGACGACTATAATACTAATTTAGAATTTTTAAAAGTAGATTATAGATTACTTGCAAACTTATTTAATTATTAGGACTACTATGAAAATATTTTATGATCTAGGAACACATTTATTTGAAGGTTTATCTGAATTTAATAAATTCTATAACTTTGATAATACATGGAAAATATATTGTTTTGAAGCTAATCCTTATACATATAAAATTGCTCAACAAAAATTAGAATCTGATGAGTGGTTGAAGAGTTTAGATATAGAATTTATCAATGCTGCTGTGAGCGATCAAGAAGGAACAACTACTATTGATTGTTACTACGATGCCGATGCACAGGACTATATAGATGTCGGATCAAATAACTTTGATTTAAAAGATGGGTACTTTACTGGTATATGGCCAGAAATGTATGAGAAAATGGGTGAAAAATACTGTTCTACTGTCGAAGTTCCGACCGTATGCTTTAGTGAGTTTATTGACAAAAGAACCAAGTATTATGATGAAGTTGTAATTAAAATGGATATAGAAGGCAGCGAATTTGCTACATTAACTAAGATGTTGGAGAATAATACTCATACGCTTGCAAAACAAATGTTTATAGAATGGCATGAAAGATTCTGGCCAGAAGAACTTGAAAAGTATACCAATTGGAAAAATAATATTATGCATAAATTAGTTACTGATAGAGTGGACGCAAAGATTTGGTGGTAAACAATGGCAAAACTATTATTTGTAGTGCATAGATATTATCCGTTTCCGGGTGGTAGTGAATATTTTGTACAGGCAATGGCCGAAGAGGCGTTAAGCAGAGGTCATCAGGTTGCTGTTCTTGCCGGAGAACATATGGGCAATCAAAACGGTGTTACTTTGACAAATGAAGCAAATATATTATTGGAACCCTGGGACTTGATCATAGTACACGGTGCAGATGTAAACGTTCAAAACTTTGTATTGGGCAATGCTGGAAGTATACCTAATCCCATGTTATACATGATAATACTTCCTTCTTATAGTCCAGCAAGTTTACAAGCAATAAACAGTTGCAAATATGTAGGGTGGAGCACATTAGAAGATCTTGAGTGTTTGAAAAGAAGCAGTGCCGAAGGTAAAGGTGTTAATATCAGACACGGTATTAAACACCATGATAGTATTGGCAAACCGGGCTTCAAGGCCAAGTATAATATACAAGGACCAATGTTCTTGTCCTGCGGCGGATACTGGCATAATAAAGCTATGAAAGAATTAACAGAGGTATTCAAAAAAGCCAATATAAAAGATGCAGTACTAGTAACTACTGGCTATGATAATCGTAGCAATCTAATGCCAGCTGCATCACCGGGAATTATACCATTAATGATAGAAGATAAAGCAGATGTAATGAGTGCTATTTCTGAAGCTGACTGTTATGTTATGCATAGTTACAAGGAAGGTTTTGGTTTGGTATTGCTAGAAAGTATGTTGAATTCTACTCCGTGGATTGCTAGATATGGATCTGGTGCAGCATTACTCAAAGACTGGGGTAAGACCTATACAACAGATGACGAATTAATTGAACTGCTAAGAAACTTTGATAAATCACAGTTCGATCTAGATGGTGCTTACAAGTATGTTTTAGAGAATCATCTAATATCTAATACGATTGATGATATAGAAAAGGTTGCTAAGCATGCTATAGAAAATAAGTCAAAATCTCAAGAAAAACCACCGTTACCTTTTTAGGTTTTATCTTTATTTTTCATCAGCAACCTCGGCCATTATGTCTAGTAGATCACCACCCTCTATTATAGTTCTAACGGTGTTTCCGACTTTACTATGATAACTTCTACATTTCATGAGCAGAATTTTTTTATTGTTATAGATTCCATATATTGCAACACCTTTAGAACCGGGTACTGCTATAAGATTTATTTGTTTAAGGGCATCATATAATCTTTCATCAACTTTTAAAAGTTTATAACCGGGGCTACCAGGAACTGCAATGAGCTTAACAATGTCAACATCACCTGCTGTTGCTGTATTACTATACTTAATTAATCCATTTGCTAGTTGTTTTACAATTGGTAATTCTTTTTGTGCGTTATCACCAGCTAAAGCTCTTACAATTTTAGGATTAATTTTATTCCAAATTGCTTGAAGAACTTTATCGTGTTCTTTATGTGTTTCTCCCCATGATGTTTTAAAAGAACTCACATTTTCGTTAAAAACAGTTTTAAAGAATAACCTTTGTTTATCAAAATTGTGCCCGCTTGCCTGTCCTAATTGGCTTCTACCAACTTTTGCGCTAACAATGTTAATTGGTGTTCCGTCAATATTCATTATTACATCTGCTTTAGTACCTTTTTGATCACTAACCCCGTCGCATGATATTTTGATAAAATTGGTTTTTTTATTTTTGCTAATACTAGCTATACCATTAGTAACTTTAACGTTATCGTTAGCATACATAATAGCACCGTTAAATGTAGCTTGTATTATTTGTTCTTCAATCTTACCAGTTGCTTTTATATTGTTTAAAATATAATCCATGCTTCTTCTTGGTAAAACTGAATTTAAAGAAATTTCGTCAACTTTGCCTTTTGGCCAGGTAATTTTACTGCTCACATCGGCAATACCAGATGACCCAGTTTTACTATAACCAAATTTTAATTTTTTAATAATACGAACAACATCAGCAATACTAACTGTTTCGCCATTTTTAATAAATCTTGTATATACAGCTATTGCAATGGCAAATTCTCCAATATCTCCAAGATTATAATCTACATCTTTTCCTTTGATATCAGCAGTTTTTTCTAATGCACCAGTTGGAATATTTTGTCCAGATGTGGTTTTTAACGTAATCATTCTCAATGGTTCAGGCGGAATAATGTTGCCACCAGTTGATATTTTTACTTTTTTAGGATCACCATTTAGATAAAATAATTTTTTTAAAACTTTAGCTTGCGACGGATCAAATGTCACAGTTTTACCATAAGTTGACTGATATTTTCCCACAATCGGAAACTCGCCGCCGTTCATTATTTTATCTATTACATTTATAAGATATTGACCGTTATGTCTAACTAAATGACTTGCTGTTAATGCAACTTCATTTAAATTTTCTGTATTTTTGTTGTTTTTTGATAAAATTTCATTAATTTTCATTTAATTGTCCAAACTCTCTAAGTCTAGAAATATTTATTAAATTTATATTATTAATTAGTAGTCTAACGTGTGCTAAAACGTTACAAAGTTGACCCGGTTGCATTAGTAGATAATGGATCAGGTGCTACAACTGTTATGTTAGATACGCCATCTGGTACTGCTACAGTACTGACTATCGAATCTATTTGTTGTTGAAGATACTCATTACATGTTGCTTCTATAGCAGCAGTATCTAATCCATTTACTATCCAACTGTTTACAATATCAGCTGTGATATCGCTTAGTTTGATAAAATTTTGTTGATCTGGCGGTGGCGCAAGCAAAATTCCAGATTCTTTACCATGTATGTCATAGCTAAAATCGGGATCTATCGCTATGCAAATCCATGCTATACCAGTAACAACATCCGGAGTATTATTAACATATCCCACTTTCATTGGACCCCAGGTCCAGTTATATCCTACAGCCATAAATTGACTCCATTATTGTGCTTGATATTTAGCAATCACAATGTTAACACGCATTGACAAATTTTGGTAAGATGCTATATTAAAAGTAATGAAACTAAAAGCTGAAACTCGCAATTTTTACAGCAACAGTCTGGCACTGTTGTTTACATTTTGCTTGATTTCAACACCGTTACATGCTGAGCATACAGAGGATCAACATGTTCCAATACCAATGATGCTAGATAAATCTAACCCACTTAATACGTTAACGTATACTTGGACAATGACTGATGTTACACAAGGATATCCTGCATTCAATGATGATACTAAACCAAATAATATAAACCGCGGGCACGTGGTAAACGGAGTTAGGTCTAATTTATTCCTCGGAATGAATATCTGGGACGGTGCAACTGTTTTTGCTAATCCAGAAATTATGCAGGGATATAATATTTCTGATTACCTCAATGTTGAAAATTCAGTTAATGTTACAACACCAAAAATGAAAAGTTCTAGTCCATATCTTAGATTGCAACGATTATTTTTACAACAGGAAATCAATTTAGATAATGACAGATCTGAAGCACAGTTAGAAGGTGCTAGAAATGTTGCACTTGAAAAACTACAAAATCAACTAACCGGTAAGGTAAGTAAGAATCGTCTGAGATTTACTATTGGTAAATTCTCTGTAGCAGATATTTTTGATGACAACATTTATGCGCACGATCCCAGTAGACATTTTTTGAATTGGACATTCAATGGATTAGATAGTGTAGATTTTGCGTGGGACTTGTGGGGTTTTACATACGGTGGTGCTTTAGAATGGACTAACGATTGGTGGACGGTCAGAGTGGGACTCTTTCAAGGATCGTTGCCCGGAAACAGTGTTAATGTTGATCCTAAGCCGCTTAATCAGTACCAGGCAATTGGAGAATTTGAAATCAGACATGATAAGTTTTTTGGACAACCGGGTAGTATTAAGTTTATAGGTTATCAAGATAATGGATATCTTAATAGTCTAGGAGATAATTTATACCAATACAAGGATACAGATGTTGTACCAACTATTGTTAAAAATGAATTACGACGAACCAAATTAGGAATGGGAATAAACATTCAACAGCAAATTGTAACAAATATTGGTTTTTTCTTACGTGCAGGTGTTGATAATAAAACTTTTGATTATAAGGACATTAATAAAAGCATATCAGGTGGCTTTGTATTATCTGGCAAGTTATGGAATCGTCCTCTAGATGAGTTTGGTATAGGTGGCGGGTATGCTGGTATGAAAGGTGTCAGAGCTGTGCTACCAAATGGTACAATCGGAATAGAAGGTGACGGTAATAAAAATTACAGTGCAGAAAAGAATCTAGAGACTTATTATAGAATAGGTATTAATGATCATGTAGATTTATCATTTGACTATCAATTGGTAGCAAATCCAAATCTAAGTAAAAATCGAGGGCCTGCTAATATATTTGGTATTAGATTAAGGACTAACTTTTAATGTTACGATCACGTTCGATTGCTGTTGGACTTTTATTAAGTTTAAAAGTTGTATCAGCATCAGCAGATGACGTTACTAGTCAACCTTTGATCAATAGTGACGAAAATTACAGATGGAGTGTTCACGGTCAGGCTGTGCAATTTGTACAAGGATATCCGCGTTTTCCAGCACTATATGATGGACAAAACAGTTTACCATCTTACGGTGAAGCTAGATTTACATCTATGAACAACTTGTTTGTGGGTGTTAAACTATGGGAGGGTGCAGAAGTTTTTGCAAATCCTGCACTGCAATCGGGTTATGGCATAGGTGGTACTTCAAATGGTGCTGCTGGTTATCCAAATGGTATTGTCGGACAAGGTGCCAGTACGCCATATGTAGAGCTTCAGCGTCTATACTTTAAACAAACTATCAACTTGGGCGGCGATTATGTTTACGATCCCAAGACTGGTGCACGAAGCCAAGTGCTTGCATCAACTGAGAATCAATTGAGAGGTAAGGTTAGCAAAGATCGTATTGTCTTTACCGTTGGTAAGTTTAATGTAGGCGATATTTTTAATGACAATATCTATGCACACGATCCCACACAAGGGTTTATAAATCTATCCTTTAACAGTATCGGATCGTTTAACTATGCACAAGATCAATGGGGTTATACATGGGGTGCGGCTGCAGAATTCAAGAAGGGTAACAACATCTTCAGAGCTGGTGTGTTCGAATTGCCACAATACCCGGGAGCTATGAACTTTGATCGACAGATCTTCAATCAATGGGGTGCTGTTATGGAGTTTGAACATCGCTACGAAATACTTGGTCAACGAGGTTCTTTAAAACTCTTAGCGTATGAGAATTGGGGCAAATACGCTGTATTAGATCAATTATTAGCATATGAAAATTTCAATGGCAATAGTCCTCCTGCACAGTCAGATCTAAGAACCAGAACAAACAAAATGGGTGTAGGGTTCAATTGGCAACAACAAATAATACCAAACCTCGGCATGTTTGTACGTGCAGGTATGAGCGATGGTAGAATAGAAACTATTGCTAATACTGACATTGATCGTTCTTGGGCTATGGGTTTTGTAGCAGCAGGTCAGGCATGGAATAGACCGTTTGATGAGTTTGGTATTGCAGGATCAATTAACGCTATCAACGGACCTCAGATTAGATTCTTATCAGCAGGTGGTACAGGATTGAATATAGGTGACGGTGCATTAAACTATGGTCCTGAAAAAGATCTAGAAGCCTACTACAAGTTAGGATTTAACAAAAACTTAGATGTTACGTTTGATTATCAAAGACTTATGAACCCCGGTTATAACAAAGACCGAGGTCCAGTAAATGTGTTCGGGATTAGACTAAATGCACATTTTTAACTAATTCTAGCTAATGCAGCTTTAGTTAATTCAGCTACTCTATCTGAAATTTCTGGAACATTATTAGCAACATCTATTGTTGACTGGTCCTTGAACTCATCACAGATAAGAACTATATCAATTCCAGCAGCAATAGCTTTCTGGGCACGTTCAGCATAAGTACCACTTAATGCCTCCATAGTCAAATCATCTGTCATTAATATACCTTTAAATCCGATATGTTCTCTGATTACTTCATTTACAACTTTTGCTGATTGCGATGCAGGCTCAGTTGAATCAATTGCAGAATATACAATATGAGCTACCATGCCCATTGGTAAATCTGCGTTCAATTTGAATGGTAGGAAATCTGTACTCTTTAAAACGTCAATAGACTCTGTTACAGTAGGTAGTGCTAAATGACTATTTACAGTAGCTCTACCATGTCCTGGCATGTGTTTAATAACTGGCAAAGCTCCTCCCTGCATTAATCCAAATGCAGCAGCTCTTGCTAGTATAGCAACCTGAGCAGTATCTTCAGAATATGCTCTATCACCTATTACATCATTTGCACCTGGTACCGGAACATCCATATCAGGAAAACAATCTACATTTATTCCCACTTCTTTTAATTCAGTAGCTATATCTTGTGCACCATTCATTACTTCTAGTAATGTTTCATTAGTTACCAAATGATTGGGTGCAGCATCTATATATGATCTTGCAGCAGGGTGTACTTTCCAAGCTGGCGGTTTAAGTCGTTGAATACGACCGCCTTCTTGATCAACAAGAATCATAGTGTCATTACCGAGAACACTCTTAATATCGTTAATAAGTGTAGTTAGTTGCTCTTTGGTCCTAGCACTATAACCAAAGATAATTATACCCCACGGTTGGTGCTCAGTTAGAAACTTCTTTTCATCGTCTCCTAATGTAGAACTGTGTAATGCACATATAAATGCTTTCTTAGCCATAACCATTCTCCTTTACATTATTTACGCAAGGATTCGGGTGCTTTAAATCTATATCCATACTTTGCTTCAAAACTGTCACATAGTTCAACAAATGCGTGTTTACCCATTTGATTAATGTATGAGATTGTTCCTCCAGTGAAAGGCGGGAACCCAAATCCAAAGATAGAACCAACATCTGCTTCTTGCTCGGTAATGATTCCTTCTTCAATAGTTCTAGCTGCTTCAACTGCTTGAACAACAAGAAATCTCTGTTTAAGTTCTTCAACATTAATAGTATCTGGATCAACTACAGTTTTAAATATGTCTGTAATTCCGGTCCATAGTGATTTCTTACCGTCTGCAGAATAGTCGTAGAACCCCCGACCGTTTTTACGACCCAAGCGCTCGTTAGTTTCAACCATACAATGTAAAAGGCATTCTTGTACCGGATCTACTGCATCATTGCCCAGATCCTTCTTAGTTGCTTGAAGTATTTTCCAACCTAAGTCGAGTCCAACTTCGTCGTTAAGTGCTAGCGGACCAACTGGCATACCTGCCATTTTAGCACAGTTTTCAATCATTGCAGCAGGTATCCCTTCCGCAAGCATAAGATGTCCTTCACGCACATAATTCAGTACACAACGATTAGCGTAGAATCCACGAGTGTCATTAACTACGATGGGAGTCTTCTTAATGATACGCACAAAGTCTAGTGCAGTAGCAAGTGCAAGATCACCTGTTTTTTTGCCCTTGATAACTTCAACTAACTGCATCTTATCAACAGGGGAGAAGAAGTGTATGCCAACAAACTTGCCAGGATCAAGTGAGTTTTCAGCAAGACTGGTAATAGGAAGTGTAGAAGTATTTGATGCAAATATAACCTCAGAACCAATTACCGCTTGAACATTTTTGATAACAGTTGCTTTAACATCACGATCTTCAAAAACTGCTTCAACAACAAGATCAACTCCTTGTAACGTAGAGTAGTCTGCTGTTGCTGTAATTTTAGCAAGCAATGCATCTTTAGCTTCTACAGTAGTACGCTTTTTAGAAACCAATCCAGATACTAACTTGTCTACTGATGCTTTACCTGCATCAGCACGTTCTTGTGTGCTGTCAACTAGTACAACTTCTAATCCGTTCTGTGCAGATACATAAGCAATACCTGCACCCATTAACCCTGCACCAATAACAGCAATCTTATTAAGGGTAACAGGCGGAATATCAGCTGGTCTACGAGCACCTTTGTCTAACTCATTCTTGGATAGAAACAGTGAGCGTATCATTGCTTCTGCTTCTTTTGAACGAACAATATTAGCAAATAATCTCGACTCGACCATTAAGCCTTTATCTATTGGCAGTTGAAGTCCTTCAAATACTGCTGTGAGAATTGCTCTTGCTCCGAGATAGTTATTGTATGTTTCACGTCTATAGATAGCATTAGCTGCCGGCCAAATCATCATACCTTTAGGAGAAAATACCTTACCCGACGGGTTCTTAAAGTCTTTCTTATCCCAGGGAGCAACTGGATCTCCCTGATCCTCAACCCACTGTTTAGCAAGTTCTACAGGATCAATTTCAGCACAAATCTCATGTACGAGATTTGATTTCAATGCTTTTACTGCATCCATTGGATTACCTTTCAGCATGAATTGAAGTGCTTGTTCAGTTTCAAGTAATCTTGCCACACGCTGCGTACCACCTGCACCTGGGAATATACCCACTTTAACTTCGGGTAATCCAATCTTAGCGTTCGAATCCATAACACGATGATGACATGCAAGTGCCAATTCAAATGATCCACCAAAGCAGTAACCGTGTATTGCACAAGCAAATGATTTTCCACAAGTTTCTAGCTTTCGTAGTAATCTCGACAACTTGCTAGAATTGTTGAGGAACCATACGTTAGCTTGTTCTTCTCCCTGTTCTGCAACGGTTTTCTCATACAGTCTTTTGCTTTCCTCAAGCAAAGACAAATCTGCACCAGGGGAGAACGCTGCTTTCTTAGATGCTATAACACATCCTTTAATGCTTTCATCGACTACTACTTGATTAATAATTTGATCAAGTTCATCCATTACACTATCATTAATTACGTTAACGGAGCGATCGGGCATGTTCCAATATGCAACTAAAACATGTTTATCAAACTCAATTTCAAAGTTTACTAAATTCATCACTAGCTCCCCATTAAACTCGTTCAATAATTGTAGCAGTACCCATACCTGCACCAATACACAGTGTTACAAGTGCAGTACTTTTATTTGTTCTTTCAAGTTCATCAACAGCATGACCGACTAGCATTGCACCTGTTGCTCCTAGTGGATGTCCCATAGCAATAGCTCCGCCATTTGGATTAACTCTAGCAGGATCAAGATCAAATGCTTGCAAGTATCGCAACACAACCGCAGCAAATGCTTCATTGACTTCAAACAAATCAATGTCTGCAATATTCATTTTTAGTCTTGCCAACAGTTTATTGGTTACATCAACTGGACCTGTAAGCATTATTGCAGGTTCTGATCCAATATTTTGAAAACCAACTATACGTGCTCGTGGTTTAAGTCCCAGTCGTTTACCTGCTTCTCTTGTACCAAGTAATACAGCACCCGACCCGTCAACTATACCTGAACTATTACCAGCATGATGCACATAGTCCAGTTTTTCAATAGCTGGATATGCTTGAGTCGCTACTGCATCAAATCCGCCCATTTCTCCATACATTTTAAATGATGGCTTTAATGCACCCATTGATTCCAATGTTGCATTTGGTCTCATATGCTCATCGTTATCAAGTATTGTTACACCGTTCAAATCTCGAACAGGCACCACTGAATTACTAAATCTACCTTCTGCCCAGGCTGCGGCAGCACGACGCTGTGATTCAACAGCATATGCATCTACGTCACTACGAGCAAATCCGTATTTGGTTGCAATCAAGTCTGCACTAACACCTTGTGGCATAAAGTAAGAGGGTATTGCTATAAATGGATCTGCAGGCCAAGCACCACCACTTGCACCTAGTCCAACACGAGACATTGACTCAACACCGCCGCCAATTGTCAATTCATCTTGTCCACACATGATCTTAGCGGCTGCTAGGTTAACTGCATCTAGTCCTGATGCACAGAAACGATTAATTTGAACTCCAGGGACATCATTACCATATCCAGCAGCAATTGTACCTGCTCTTGCTATATCACCGCCGGCTTCCCCAACAGGATCAACGCAGCCAATAACACAATCATCAACTTCTGGTCCTGTGATATTGTTTCGATTTTTGATACTCTCAAGAACGGTTGTAAGTAATCGTAAAGTTGATACTTCATGTAATGCACCGTCGGGCTTACCTTTGCCTCGCGGTGTTCTTACTGTGTCATAGATATAGCAATCCATTACTTATCCCCTATTCTGTTGTATAATGATACTATGTATTAGGAGAAGAGTTCAATAAATCTTCAATACTACTTAAATTTTTATAACCCACTTCTTTTTTCCTACGTCCCATAACCGATCATAACCTAAATTCTGTGCCAATTCCCATTCTGTTATTGTGTTGATAATTTTAGGATCTAACTTATGTCTTTTAATAAGTTTATGTTTCATACACTGTTGTCTATTAATACGAGTTTCATAATCATACGTATAACAATATCCGGGAGTTGATTCATTTACAAATGTAAATCCGCTATTATAATATAACCGTCCATTACTAATTCTATTATCACTTAAACTTACAATATGTCCCGAAAATTTAAATTCATTAATTGACTTTTTTAACATTTTAGAAAATAGTCCGGAGGCTACTGCATCTATTTTAGTAGCATATCTAATCAGTTCTAGTCGTTTCATTTGAGTAGAAAATGACATCACCCCAACCAATTCTTCATTATACCATGCTCCTAAACTCCATTGACGATAATCTGCAAAACCCTGTATATGATTTTTATTCATAAAATCGCGTTCAATTACACTATCTGTGAGTACCATTAACTTGCATTTTCTAGCAGGTATTTTATTTTGAATAATATTAGCAAGATATAAAATTTTACTTCGAATTACATTATTATGTTTCCAATATTCATCTTGCCAAAATTGTAAAAGTTGTATATTTTTTATCTGACATCCTAGATATTTTTGATGATGATAACGTTTGTCTTTTTTACCGCTTATCTCTGAATGATAATATAATCCGTGTAATTCTACAGCTAAATTCCATTGCGGAAAATAAAAGTCAAGTTCTAATTGATTTGATAAGATCTTACGATTTCTTCTTTGATATTCAATATTCATACTATCTAACCATAATGCTAAATCATTTTCCATTGCACTTGGTGGTTTATAATCCATAGTATCTATTAAATTTAACTTATATGCCCTTCTCATAATAGTTGAATGATTTAGTCCAGTCTCGTTAGCAACTGTTACAGCACTTTTACCTTTAACAATAGATGCAAATTTATTATCATTTATAAGAATATCGAGTTGAGTATCTGTACAATTTTTTCTTCCTGGATTATTTCTACCTAATCCATATTTTTCTTCAAATGTTTTCTGTAATTTCTTTTTGTTTTCTTCTAAGAACATAGGATTATTAATTATCATACTCTCTCTATGAGATTTGATTTGTCCCGGATTTATAACATCCTCACCATATTTTTCTTGAAGTTTACCTTTAGCTTTTAGGTAAGTTTTTGGATTAGCTAATCCAACTCCGCCATTGAGTTTCATTGCAGCAACACGTCTTTCTAATGCAGCTTCTTTAGAATATATACAACTTCTGCTACAAAATTCTCTATATCCTAACACAATAGATACAAATGTTACAGGTTGACCACACTTACATTGAGGTTTCGATTTTAATTGCTCAGCATAAAAATATATTTGTTCGGACTTGTTTTGAAATTGAAAATTCTTAGTATATTCTAATATTATAGGCCATAATTCAGAATTATGTCTCAATTTGGTAACAATGCCGTCTGGCTTAGAAATTTTAATAAGATCTTTTACTTTGTCTAAAATTGTATCTTGCATATATTATATATATAAGGTTAAGGTGTAATTGTCAATTATAATAAAAATTAACTAGATTAATTAGAACAACAAGGCTTTGATCTATTTTAGACAAAATAAAACTGGGAGCTATTGCTCCCAGTTCTACAAAATTTATACAAAAACTCTTGTAAAAACAATATTTTACAGAAATTTCAAATGTGCAGTATTGATTGCAATACCTGCGAGGTAATCAGCTGCGTTACCTAAGCTGCTTGCTGTGTTGCTGAGTTCTAGATAACCATATCTAGTCATAAAGCTAACAACTGGTTCGAAAGTATTTGGATCAATAATGACGCCTGAGCTTGTTAAAGGAACGTACGGGCAATAGTACGCAGCAGCGTCTATCTCACCTGGGCCTTTGTAACCAACAAGAACGTTAGTGTCATCAGCAGCATACTGGTCAACATAGACTCTCATGCTGTTGTTGAGTGTACCAACGAATTTAGTGTTAGTTGGAGCTTCGAATGTACCTTCAGTTGTACGAGCAAATGCTGAAGTTGTTGCTGACTGGAGGATTGTAAGAGCAGTTGGACTTACAACAACCCAGTTACCAGCACCACGACGTGTGCGAGCAGCAATCAAGTTTGCACCACGGTTGATTAGAACTGCTAGAGCAGCATGTTCGTCACCAACGTAAGTTGCAGTACCTGATACAGCACCTTGATCGTATGTTAATGTTGTTCCAGCTAGTGTACGTAGTGAAACAAGGATTTCCTGATCGATTTCAGCAGTGATTTCTTGTGCCAAAGCTGCCATGATTTCAGCTTCGATATCAAGACCATGCATTGCTTGAGCATCTTGAGCAGCTTCAAAAGTCCAACGAGCGCTGAGCTTACGAGTCTTTGCTTCAACAGTTTCTTTCAAAACCTGGATGTTCAAACGCTTACCAGCTGTACCTTCTAGTACGCTTACTGGTGCAGCTTTTGGTGTGTTGCTATCGCCGTTACCTGAATAGAAACGTGCAATCTCGAAAGGAGATAGTGCTTCTGTTCCTGCTGCGACGCCTGCTGGTGCACCAAAGGTGTCAGCATAACGAACACGTAGAGTATGGATCTGGCCAACTGGGCCAGTCATTGGTTGAACGCCGATGATTTCGTTAGCAATAACAGTTGGCATAACGCGACGTATTACTGGAAGGATAACTTTGTTTAAAGTAGCAACGTTACCTGCGCTTGTTGAGCCAGCTGTTGCACTTTCAAAAAGTATACCACTCTTAGAAGAGAGGTCCTTCTTGGTGTTTTCTAGGACTACTTCCATAACCTTCTTGCGATTGCCTGTTAGACCTTCGCAGAGGGCTGTTTTGGTTGCTGCCCAATGTGTTTCAAAGAGGTTCTTACTCATTTTAATATATTCTCCTAATTAACTTCTTTTTAAACCAGCAAGATGTAAAATCTGGCCAATGTCTTCACCGGTTGAATTTTCCATCACTGCTTCAGACAGTTTATTCATCCTGTCGCCCGTGACCGCCACGGATTTTGTTTGAGTAGTCTCAGAAAGGGCTACCTTTCCGGGAACACTCTGGTTGCTACCGTTCATCACGGCTGGAAGGTAACGATTAAAGGCTTCCTTAAGACTTGCAGTCTTAATGTCTTTAAGCATTTCTCCCATTACTGCCTTTTTCTCACGGTTAAGAGGAGAAAGTAACTCGTTGAGTGTTTCTAATCTCACCGCACGATCGCTGGCCATGCGAGCTTTAGCTTCTACACTTTCCATTAGTTTTTGTTGCTTCTGGGCTAGTGAGATGCTTTCAGCTATCTTCTTTTTGCTCTCGTCTAACTGTGCTTTAAGAGCTTTAACTTCGCTTCCTTCTGAAAGGTAGCTAGCCATGTACTCTGCTGCAACAGCTTCAAAAATACGACGACCAAAGTTATTCTCACGAGCAACTTTAATATCGTCTCTCCATTGTACCATTTCGTTCTTGATTACTTCATTCAGTGTTTTATCAACAACTGATGTAGCCTTCTTTAAGAAATTAGCACGAGTTTCTGTGATTTGCTTCTTGCCTTCAGCAGCGAGCTTAGCTCTCTGCTCTACAAGTGCCTTCTTGTCAATTTGGAATTCAGTGATTTCTTCGGAAAGATTTTTAAGCACAAAACCCTCTAGCTTCTCTATACGATCTGCTACAGCTTTTCTTGCACTTTCCTTGATAGTCTTTACTTCCTTGGCCATTTGCTTACGTTGACTTTCAAGCTGCTTTCTATCAGCATGAAACTCTGCAATCTCTTCTTTTAACTGCTTTGCTAAGAAAGCATTTAAAAGTTTAGAATGCTCAGCAAGCTTTGCACCGTAAACTTTTTTAGCTTCTAGTGTTGCTTTGCTTAACTTAGCTTTTTGTGAGATTACTGCCTTACGGTCTTCTGCAAACTCATTTAATTCAGCTTTGATTGCATCTGTAAGCATATTGTCCATTGCTTCAACAAGAGTAGACTTGTCATTGGCGTAACGAGCAGCATAATCCTCGTTGAGTTTTTGCTCAACGGCTTTTATCTTGCTGTCAAAGGCCTCTTGTAATGCAGTTTTAACGTCTTCACCCAAAACTTCATTTTCAAGAAGATCTTTTAGTTCCTTTTCCATCAGACATTACTCCTTGTTATATCTTCAACTCATCAACCCAACCTAACAGAATCTTTTTTAAATGTTTCTGCGCCTTCGGGTCAAACTTTACACTTTCTGCAAGGTCATACACAGTATTACCGTATCTACGATGCATTAATGCTTCGTACATTGGTACTGGGTATGCATTAGGCGCACTGGGTTTAGCAACAATGTCAACAGTTAACATTTCAAAATCTGAAACTTCGCCACTGTCATCAACGTTGCCAGAACCGCGGGAACTAACACCTAACTTAACCCCACATTCTAGTAGTGTCTTTACTATGTTGCCACAAGGTGTAGGAAGAATTTGGAGCTTTCCGTAACCGTTACCTCCATCCATCCACATTTCAGTGATCTTGTGACTAACTCGATCCAGGTGTATTTGTAGTTCTTGCGGGTGATCACACTCGCCCAATACTCCTGCATCCTTCTTAATGGCATCATTGATACTATCAACTGCCTTTCTGATTTCGCTAACTGGATATACGCGACCATTGTGATTACGTATACCACCCTGAACGAAAATACCCTTCATGAATACTTTCTTCTCAGCACCACTGTCATCACTTTCAGTGATAACTTCAGCGTGTGATGTATCATAATCTAAATGTTCAACCAGTAAACTATTCTTCATTTGGTACCTTATTATCTAAGTGCCTATAGATATTTATTGAAATTTAATAACTTATAGCTAAAATAACAGTTTTTTGACAGAAAATGAGTCGCAATCTGTAAATTGCGACTCATTTTTGTTTATATAGTATGTGTTATTTTTACTTACGTGGGCTTGTTGTAAGTGGGCTTTTCTTGCCTGTTTCGCCAAAGCCGTCACCCTTTTTATTTAAAAGAGCTGAACTGTCGCCTTCTTTGCTAACTGACTTTGTTTCATCAGTTGACTTCTTGCGACGGTTGTCTTCTTTCATGCCTTTTAGTGTAGCAGCACTCGGAGCAGTTTCGCGTTCGAATCCACTTTTAGTAGCACCTTCACCAGTTTTAACTGGCTTTGCACCAAACATTGCTTCTGGTGCTTTAGCGATTGGACTCTTGGTGTTAGCTTCTACTTTTGAAAACTTACCAGCACCTACTTCACCGTCCATATCTGCAACAGGAGCTTTATCTAATGTCATGCTTTCGTCAAGATCGTCGAACTCTGCTAACCAGCTTTCGTCCATTTCTTCTTCTTCGCCTTCTTCATCAGCTTCTTCGTCACTTGCTTCTTCGTCACTTGCTTCTTCTTCACCAGCTTCTTCACCAGCTTCAAAGTCTTCTGTGCCTTCTTCGTCTGATGCGTCTTCACCAGCTTCTAGCTTTTCAAACTCTGCTTTTAACTGTGCAAGTGCATCTTCCAAGTCGCCCATTGAATCTTCAACAGCGTCGATATCAACTTCGCCAGCATCAACATGATCTTCATCGCCCATGTCCATCATGTCGTCATCTGCGCCCATGTCGTCCATGTCCATCATGTCGTCATCTGCACCCATATCTGGCATATCAATGTCCATATCGTCGTCGCCTTCTGCCATTGTTTCTTCAGATTCGATTTCTTGGCTGAGTTCGTCGAGGTGATCATCGTGGTTCATAACGTCGTGTTTAAACTCGTCGCCTTCGTCCCCGCATCCATCCTCTAGTTCCATTTCTTCTTCATCCATGTTTATGAGGTCTTCATGGATTGCACGTGCCTTTTCAATAAACACTTGATGTAATAGTTCTTTGGCTTTGTCTTCTTGATTGTTAATCAAGTATTCTAAAACTTTTTCAAGCTTTTTACTACTCATAATGGGTCTCCTTGTTGTTAAGATGTTAAACAGACTCGACACTATTTAATAAACTTTTGATTTTTTATAACAAAATAACCAAAAAAATGTCTTTTTTGTCTTATTTCTGTTAAATTACTCTTCAGTTACTGCTATTACTTGTGGTACTATAGTTATTACCTTGCGGTTGTAATGGCTGATTTGACACCGAATTTTGGTTATTTTCGACATATGTACTACCCGATGCCGTAATATTACTGTCCGGAATACCACTTTGATTATTGTTAAAAGTTATACCAGCTGTATATGTAGAGGAAGGTTGCCCACTAACAAGATTAATATTAAGTCTATCTAGAATTGAAGAAGGACTAGGAAATGGTGCTGATGCTGTAGTATCACAAGTGTTAGGTACAAAGAATCCGGCTAATGGTGATATAAAAAGATATCCTGTTTCGTTTTCACCAAAAGGTTTACTAACAACTGATGATGCAACTGTTGTATTACTTACGATTTCAACTGTAGATCCAATTGTTGCTTGAGCTTGAACCATTTCAGAACCATCATTATACACTTGTGATCTAAGAGTATCTAACCTATCTAACTGAATATTGCTTAGTGTTCCTTGGAATAAACTTCCAATTGAAATTTTAAACTCTGTGTGATCTTCAATATCAAGTGCTGATTTTAAATAAGCTGTATTAACATACAGATTTCCATATTTCTGACTTGCATCCGAATTAGCATTTGGGCCATATATAGCTGCATCCATATAATCAAAAGAATTCTGAGCTGTTGCACAATCAAAACCATTTTTACCACTAAAATCAACTAGTTGACTAGCACTAGCACCAGTTCTATTGACAATTACTTGTGCTATACCTGCTTGATCATATGTATTATCAGAAGTTAATACTCCAACTAATGCACAAGCACCAGCGTCCGCCAA